ATCATCTACTTACTTATTTACGTAATCTCATAATCTTTTTCTCAATAAAGAGAAGCAATACGCCTGCTAAAAAGCTGCCAAGAAATGATTCAATCATGATCATTATGGTTAAGTTAATTACTAACTCATCTTGTAGTATGTTGATAATCTGCTGCAAAGATAATTCACATTTTTCATAAATTATAATATTACGGAAAAATATTCGGTTAATAGTTTTAAATCAAAACAATTATGAAAGCAATAACAATAAAACAACCGTGGGCATCCTTGATAGTCCACGGTATTAAAAACATCGAGAACCGCACTTGGCCGTGCCCTAAGAAATACTTAGGACAAAGGGTACTGATTCATTCAAGTGTTTGTCATGGGAAGAAATTTAAGATAGACTTAACCAATGAACAGATGAAACAAGCTTTCTCTCTGATTTCGGAGAAAAGTATTTCCGGTCAATGGGAGTTTGGCGCAATCATCGGCAGCGTTGAAATAGTGGATTGTGTACAGAATCATTCTTCTATCTGGGCTGAAAAAGAAGTTTATAACTGGGTGTTAGCTAATCCTATTATCTATGATGAACCTATCGAAAATATAAAAGGGAAACTATCTTTCTGGGACTATCCCGGTATCAAAGAAGTAAGTATTGAGTGTCCGGAATGTGGCAGTATAGAGATAGCAGTTGAAGATTATACAACAGCCCCTTTTCCAACTTATTTGCATAGGTGCAATAAGTGTGAACACGTAATTATGGAAAGTGAATGGAATATAACAAGATAATAATGAAAAAAATACTACTAGTATGTGTTATTCTTGCTCTAACAGCCGGATGTAGCACAAAGAAAGTTCCATATGCGACTTTCAAAAGAGAATATAAAGAAAACCGCTTTACAAAACAATTTCAGGAAGCAGACTCAATATTTAAAGAAAAATATAAATATAGATAACAATGGATGCAAAAACACTCTTTATCAAAGTTGTCCAGATGCGCAAGGCGCAAAAAGCATATTTCAAATGTCGTACTCAATCAAACTTACGAATTTGCAAAGCACTCGAAGCCGAGATTGACCGGGAGATCGAACGTGTTAATAGCATCATCTCTCCTCCCAAGCAACCGCAACAGAAGAATTTATTCACAGATTTAAACCAATAGAAATAGATTATGAACTCAACTGTATTAAAAGAAATTATTGCGTTCCTCTTCGGACGCAAATATTATGCCAATATCGTGGCTACCAAAGGTACAACCAAACAGGAAATCTGTTCCTACATTTTTGCCACAAAGGAAGCTGCCAAACAACACAAATTGGAAATTGAAACAACCCTATCGTTTACTTTTGTTGAAACAGTTACATTTCGTTCACGTCGGGTACACCTCAACCAGTCAGTAAAAAGTTAAACTACAACAGCTAATCATTCATCATACTTTCGTACTATGATTATCAGTAAATTAAAATTATGGTGGCAATCACTTCTGTTTTATGTGATTGCCGACCCTACCGACAATTCTATAACGCTTTCCAAACGACTGTTCTTGCATATCAAGAATAATGCCAGGAAGAGTGATGCAGCGCGTGTATTCGTTTTCCGTATTTCTGGAGACGATACATTCGGATTCATAATCAATCCAGTTATTGAACAAGCAACCCAAATGTGCGATATTCAATACAACGACAAGTATAAATGTATAGGATTTGAAACGCTCTGTCCGTCAGTCGGCCGCATCCTTTATGAATATGGACTATCCGATAACTGTCGAGTAAAATTGTCCGTATCAATTCAGAAAACTCCACAAGGAAAAACTTATTATAAATTCGACAAGCCAAATGCAAAGTATATTAGGAAACACCCGAAAAGCTGATATCACCTTTTACGCATCAGGAAGGATAGATATTAGTGCTCGCGTCGCAAAACATCTCCAGCTCTCACGCGGAGATGTTTTGGACATAATGATTGACCAAGATGAATTTTACCTTTACGTTAGACTTCGTTCACCAAACGGGAGGCATGAAGCGATGGTATTCCCAACGAATAAGGCAGGAAATCATTTCAGAACTTCATCAAGCAGACTTTGTACAGCAATTCTCCAAGAATGTAAAGCAACAGCTAAAGCAAGATTATGTGTAGGAGAACCAACAGAAAACGAATACGGTAAACTATTACCAATTATCACTAAATACCTTTTGTAATATGATAAAAGAGATTAAGTACAATGGATATTCTGCCAATCCATCAGATTACGAATGTGCAGATGGTGACTTGTCAGTTGCAATGAATCTTATTCCTGAAGATGGAGTATTAAAAGGCATTCAAAAGCCTCAATGTTTATTTACTCTCCCACAAGGAAAAAAAGTGATATACATACACAACATCTCGGTATATAAACATTACATAATTTACGATACAGAATCCGCCGCCTTACAATGGTTATCCTCTAACGACACTGATAAGCAGCCCGAAGATATAGTATCTATTTCTGGAGAACTCTATCAGGTAACATCACTTGGAAACACATTAATCATACTCACATCTGAGGGCATAATTTATGCCCTCTACAAGTCAGGAACATATGTACTCATGGGAAGTAACCCGGTATTTCCATCGCTCTCTTTCCGACTAAGAGCATCTATGGGAAACTCGGATATGTTATCTGCAAGTTTCCCCGGATTTACTCCGTCTATTATTCTTAATTCACTTATTCTCTCAATAGAAGCCAGCCAAGCTGTAAGAGATACTGTATTGGCATTTACCAATAAATATACCGCCGATGCCAAAACAGCAGGATTATTCCAATACCCATTCATGATAAGATATGCCTACCGTATGTATGACGGAACCCTCAACTACATTTCATCTCCAGTAAAAGTCTACCCATCATATGGCATACCTTATCTCATACATTATACAGGTTATGAAGTTAACAATGGTCTATACACCAAATTCAATATGGTTGTATCGCATGTTGCATCAAAATTATATTACGAGATAACAAATTTCGATGAAGTGAAAGAATCTGTAGCCGAATGGGGGGAATTGGTTAAGAGTATTGATATATTTATCACTCCCCCACTCTATACTGTTGATCAGGACAGTATGTGCAAATCAATCTCCCCATATGCCTATTTGGGACCAATGGGTGGTTCGTCCGCATTTTTAAGTTATTGCGCTAACTCCGGTAATGAGAATATCAACGGTAAATTAATATATCGATGTCATAATGCAAGTGAATCAATCAATTCTAATCAACTTTTCTTTGGAATGTCAGGTAAATCACTTGTAGATGATGACTCTTCATTACCTTTCTACCTTATCTCTTCCATTGACGTAAAAAAAATACAATCGGGTGAGAACATTGTTTCTATTGAAAATGGTGCTCTCAATTCACTTGAGGCAAAAGAAGTAATGGAGGGTGACAGCAATTTAATGGGAACAATTGTCGCAAAACATGCATTTCCATACAACGCACGTCTAAATCTGACCGGAGTAACTATTATCCCTCCGACATTCCCACTTGAATCTTGTTTTCAATATGCTAATGGAGAGTATGATAACGAAACTAAAAAAGCCGTTGAGAAAACATATTCTTATAAAGCATACATCTTCATTGAAGCCGAGAAACGAAAAGTTATGGTACAGTTTCTTTCCGGTATACCAATGAATATCGTTGATTCATACTTCTTTTATCCCAACATCAATGCAAAAGAGCTTATTATTGAGCGTATAGATAACAATGGAGTAAAATCCTATTCATATAGCAAATTACATAAACATGAAACACTTAACGGAGTATACGGAAGTATCAACACGAGTTTCTCTAGTACCCCCGATATGAGCCTCATTACTGATACAGAAATCGGAATCCCATATCCAAATAAAATATATACTTCTGATGTAAACGATCCTTTTTCATTTCCCGCTCTCGGAGTCTGCACTGTTGGAACAGGTACAATCATTGGACTCAGTTCAGCCGCAAAGGCTTTATCACAAGGCCAATTTGGTCAATTTCCTCTTTACTGTTTCTCTACTGATGGAATTTGGGCCCTCGAGGTTTCTTCTACCGGTTCCTACTCTGCCCGCCAGCCTATCACACGTGATGTGTGTATTAATTCCGATAGTATAACCCAGATTGATAATGCTGTACTATTTGCAACTGACCGTGGTATTATGCTTATTAGCGGTTCTACAAGCCAATGTATTTCGGATATTTTGGACAGTGAATTGGCTTTCTCTATCAATTCTTTACCCCATTTGAATAAATTGGTTAATAATACAAGATTTAATTCAACAGAATTTCAATTTCTAACTTTCCGCGAATTTCTAAAAACATGTAGGATGATTTACGACTATATACACCAACGTATCATCATTCACAACCCATCATGTACCTATGCTTACTTATATTCAATGGATAGTAAGCAATGGGGAATGATGCATAGTAACATCATGAGTGGTTTAAACTCCTATCCTGATGCACTCGCTATGACTTCAGATAATGATCTCGTTAATTTCTCACAGCCTGATAACACAATAGAACCTATTACTGCATTGGCTGTCACTCGTCCGTTCAAAATAGATGATCCAAACATGTTCAAAACGATAGACACCATCATACAACGCGGATATTTCAAGAGTAGCCATGTCTCACAAGTTCTGTATGGCTCAAATGATTTATTCAACTGGCATGCAGTATGGAGTAGTACCGATAAATATATGCGAGGCTTCCATGGCACACCATACAAAGCATTCCGACTTGTACTAATATGCAAACTAGACAAATCTGAAAGTTTGTTGGGGTTTACCGTCCAATTCACCCCCCGTATGCTTAATAAACCAAGATAACTTACATAGGTTAGTTTTTTTCATATTAAGGTTAAGAAAGATTGTTAGCAAAAGAGCCGGAATGCGTGATGCACTCCGGCTCTTCCTTTTATCAGAAAGGTTTCAACTTTCGTTTTATTTTGCCTTTTCTCGACATTAGCGATGTCTGTATCTTAGCTCTGATACTCATTATCTTCTCCTCCCAATTAGCCTTACTACTTGGATTCGTTATACTCATCCAATCTGCAAGTACCTTACAGATAAGATACTCGTGTATCAGATGTTTTAGTAGCTTCACCGTAGATAAAGAAAAATTCTCCGGTAAAGTGAGTACAATATGATATTCTTCGGGAGCTACAAGAATATCATCAAGAGCTTCCTGTTCGTCCGAGATTTCCTGTTTGGTATATGGATATAGCATTTCCACACATTCTGCATGGGTAAGATTGAGTACACGTGTAACCCGGTTCACATTACCACTTTGTCCAATGTCAAACACCTGATGCCGGGCATGTTCATTCTCCGTTTCCATAATATCACCTTCCACAAAAGAGCAGTTCTCTACGTCATAGAGTAACTCTGAACGTTTGAATGTCAGCGTTACTGTTTTTGTCTGCTGGAGTTTCTTACAACAATATCCCATGAGAATACATTAAGAATAAGTCGGTCTTTCAGGTCGGCTACGTTTATAAAGCGCACGCTTTACATTCTCTAAACTTATCGCCGAATGCTGTACGTATGAAGCTGCATCTTCCGGGTTGGTAATGGCAAACCAATCTCCCAAAGCCATATCTACAAGGTAGGCATGAATACCATTGCCCAACGCATCAGCCGAAGAGTTGTTATAGTTACTCGGCAACTCGAATGCAAGTTCTAGTACACCATTATCATCAATTTCTTTTGCAATCAGATTGTTGCTTGTACTTTTGTCTTCTGAAAGATACTCTCCAAGCAGACTCTTCAAAGATGAAAACGCATTTGCCAATGAACGACGGATTTGATAGCTGTTTTCCTCATCATCACTCGCTTGCATATTAGAGGCGGCTTCATAATTCTTTTTACCCTCTGCCTCACGCGCCTGCCCGGTCAAGTATGCCTTGTTCTGAATATCATAAACAAGCTCTTTAACCTGTTGGGTCACTGTCAATGTTTTCTTGTTTTCTGCCATAATAAATAAAGATTAAAAATAATTCAATTGTACGTAGGACGTATAGGACGTTTTTTAAAAAATGCCTTACGCATGACGTCCTCCATATAGGTAGCCGCTTCCGTTGCATATCCGGTTGCTTCTTCTTTATTGGTAAATGTGTACCACTTTGCCGTAATATTCATAACAAAAAACGAGAACAGACTACGTTCCATACTTTCTGTTAAAGCTTCATCAAACGAACTTGATAACCCCAACGAAAGCTGATATATCCCCTCTCTTTCGACTTCGTTAAGAAGTATTTTTTTCAAGCTATTACAAGCAGTGTTTTTGCTTTCATTCCAAAAACGCTCTAGCATACTCTTATCCTCATCCGTTGTGAAAATACGGTTGTATGCGAGTTCGTTGTCCATCTTAGCCCCGGTATAAGCTGTGGTCTGTGCCACTTCTTCATATACACTTTCTTTATTGACGGTTAAAGCAATATCTGTCATAATTAAAAATTGAATAGATTACATGATACACCAACTCCAATATATGGTGTAAATTCCGGCACCCCTCTTAATGCTATTCCATATCCAATTTGAACACCAACACTCCAACGTTTCTTCCTCGACCTAGGATAGCAGTCGTTAATGGTTACCACTTCATGTTGCGAATGTAATACCAAGCTGTCAAGTTTCGGGTTATATCCGCTTACGTATGCCGTATATAAACTATCCTTGTATACCTTTTTGGTAATAGGAATAATCACATCTACACTATCCTCTGATACAGATTCATGGAAATTTTTCACGATTTTCGGAAATTCTGATACGCTTTCAGGCAATTTTTGTACGTTTTCCGGCAATTTCGAGACTGTAGGAAGACGTTCAGTAACATATCGAATAACAAAGCTGTCTTTAGGAATGGGCTTATAAAATGGTATTGTATCAACATAGGTTGTTCTTGTTGTATCTCTTGTTTTCTGTTGCCTACTTGCAAAATGTACTACATTCATAAACAACGAAGCAAGAAATACAATCATAAACAACACTACTGCAATATTCTTAAGTTTTCCCATACTTGGTGACGTATTTGATTATTGCATTTACATGAGTTTTAATGATAGCTTGCTTCCCCTCATCTGAGTTGAGGAAAGCCACATCTTCTTTATTATCCTGAAAAAAGTTTTCTGTAAGAACAGCCGGACATTTGGTTTTTACTAAAATGTAGAAGTTCTCTTCCCAATCTGGATCTCCGTCCGAATTATCCCTACGGATTTTTTGTCCGGCAAAATTCTGTTCGGCTTCCTCGTATAACATAGTGGCCAATTCATCCGATTTTGTTTTACCTTTTGAAGTGTATGCCGACCAACCTCTTGCACTCATCCATTCGCCGTTTCCCGCAGCATTGCAATGAATAGAAACAAGTAATACATTTGTTGCCCCATACCGTGCACAAATTTCATTCACACGTCTTGCTCGTTCTGCCAATGGCACATCTACTGTCTCATGCACAATACGCTCTACATCATATCCTTTCGCACGCAAGGCTCGTTCCACAGATTCTGCAATCTCGCGTGCATAAAGGTATTCTCGTAATTTCCCATCAGGAGAACGTTTGCCCGGTGTATTTTCCCCGTGTCCATTATCTATTAATATTTTCATAATTAACTATTTAAGCGTTGATAAAAGTCCGTTTTTATATTGTCGTATGCAAGTTTCACATTGGTATAGGCGCGTGCATTATTTTCTCCATCCTCATTATAGATTTCACTTTCAACTACACTCACCACATCTTCCACCCAATTCTCATTACAATATTCCGACAGAGGTTTTCCATGATATATAAAAGGGTCAAAGCGACTCTTTCGATCATCATGGATTACTTGAAGTGATTTCCGTATTTTGTTTACAGTTGCTTCACGATCAGCTATGTGATTCTCTATTCGAACCCGCTTTATCAACCTACAAACCTGTTCGATACTAAGGTCAAAAGCGAAACCCGTCAAATTCCGGATACGCAGTAAGGTTTCAGGTTGAAGTCTTTCCATTAAGTTTCGTTGCAAACTCACATTGTCTTGTACTGTATCAAGCAATTGATTCAAACACTCCTGTTGTTCCAGAAGGCGGTTTATCATACTCTTAAACCATTTGAATAGTGCTATCATCATAGCTGCTGAAAGCAAAAGAAAAAATGCAGCACTCACAGCCATCATGCCATAGTCACTAATGCCTTTAGCCACCTCCGTTACATGTTGCACTTCCGTCATACGATAGTTCTCACTAATTGTCCTACACACGTTCCGGCCACTGTTAAGCCGAAATCTATCCAGTCCCAATTGCCACCATATGCCTTGTCTTTATACTCCAAAGCACCTGCAGTAAGTACACCTGCATAGGTTGCAGAAAACCAATCAAACGCACAAATACCGATACCAAATCCCCCAACAAGATGTTTCCACCTGTTGCTTTGTGCAAGCCATTCAATCAATTTTTTCTTCATTCTTGTCTATTTTATATTAAACACTGTCCAATCTACACTGTCTTTTTCTTTCCAACCATTTTGAACAGTTTCTATCACATACAGGCTCATTGCCTGGGAGAATGAGATAAATTCATCTACATTCTCGAAGGTGTAGTAGATGGGAGTACCATCTTCCTGTTCATTGATTTTTAGGGTAAGTGGATATAGAATATTTTTGTTACGTTCTATAGCAGCAAAATTCAATTGATTTTCAGCAGATAGGTATATCGGCTTTTCATTCCATATAAAGCCGTTCACGATCTTCTCCTGCGTGGCAGTATTTATAGTAGAGATAATAAGTTCCTTAACCTCGGAAAGTGTTGGACTGTGGTCAAATGTATGTCGGTACTCCCAACCTCTTTCACTTGCCTCATCATCCTTTCCAAAGCCATAAAATAATGTCCATTTGGTTCGGCCTGTATGTATAAGCCCATCCTGCCGCTGCTTCGTGCCGTAAATCTTTTCCATCTTTATGAATTTTGATTTTCAACAAAAGTAGCGGATGAGATGCGGATTCGTATGTTATCTTTTACCTGTTAGGTGAAATTATATTTTCGTTTACCTCCGTCAAAAACTTCACCTTTAATTATTGTCTCAAACGGAAAACCATCCTCAATGTCACTGACTTGATCTAAAATTCCCTTCATTTCCGCTGAAGCCGTAAAGAACTTTCCCCATTCTTGTTTAGCAGGATTACGAAATGATACCAAATATCTGTTCTCACCTTCCTTGGTGTCTATACCAGTTTCAAAATCATGTATTTCAATAGGAATGTTTACTATATCACTCAATCGTGTTACTTTACCTGGAAAGCGTTTCTTTCCGTCAGCTGGGGTGTATGTTACACCCATTTCTGAAAATTTCTTCATATTCTTTTTTGTAAGTATATAAAATAGATGCTTGCAATCGGCATGGCAAGCCATACCCTTAAATGATCCAATTATTTGTTGTCTACGCTTTCGGGATTTCAACTTAGACAGTTTTCTAGCAGCATTTACTTTTATCCGTTTCCTTAACAGAGTATGGCTACCATAATTTACATACCCAAGAGCATCCATACCAGCAGATATAGGGGCAACTCTCTCACTTGATTTTATCGTAAGCCCCATCTTATCTGCTTCGATGTGCAAGCAGTCACGTAACCTCCACAACTCGCGTTTACTTTCTCCAAGAATAAAAATGTCATCGCAGAATCGAAAGTAATATCTTGCTCCATGCACATCAATCATCCGGTGGTCAATATCATTGTGATAAAGATTACCGAGGAATTGAGACGATCGCAATCCCTTACTGATACCACATTCTCCATCAGGATAGAGTGCCTTCACAAAATTTTCAAGAATGGGCAAAAGAAGAGGATCGCCTACATATCTTTTAATAATAGAAATTAAAGTTTCGTGATTAATACTGTCATAATATCCTTTGTAGTCGCTTTGATAGTAATATTTGAGATTAGGATTTTCTGCCATTGCAGCTTGTATCTGATGAAACAACCCATGCGGTCCACGTCCTTGTATGGAAGCAGCGGTAGTTTCTATCAATAAAGAAGAAAGTCGATTTTCCAACGGTTCCATAATAGCATTACTCCCAATGCGTTCTATGACCGAAGGAGCTTGTACTGTTCTTACTTTCGGGCCGTCTTCAGTAAGAAATGATTTAAGGTTCTTGATACGGAATGTACCATTACCAATTTGGTTTTTCAACGTTTCAAATATTTTTCCTTTATTTGTCACATAACGAATCATTCTTGGAGAACATTCGATACCGTCTATGATAGTTTTCGGCATAGACCTGTTCCCATTTCGAGCATCTGCATTTCGTAGATTCGCCATGACACGCTTAAATGAGCGTTCCAAATTTTCGTCTGATATAATTTCCGGTATAAGGTTATATAACGGATAACTGACCAGAGGTATATTTCCGGTCAGTTTAAATAAATCATCAATTTTACAGACCGCCTTCCGGTCTCGTGGGGAGAAGTCAAGCCACTCCCCACATATGGTTAATGTTATGTTCCGGCTTTCCATAAAATATATATATTATATTATTATGCTGTTGCCGAGGTTCTAATCCCTCGGAGAATATCGGTGGTAATCTCGTACCTTATATAGAGTCTCCGATTAGTTTAACCAACAGAATTTCAGCCGCGCCCCGTAGTTCGTGTTCGAGTTCGAAGATGCATTGTTCGCGTTCGCATAAGCGAGACCGCTGTTCGCATTCGAGTTGTTGCCAGACCGCAAAACACAACGGCGCGTGGGATTGTCCACCTTACTATGTTTTAAAGAGTTATACTTCCAAAACCTGCAATACTTAAAGAGGCCTCCATCCCCATTGCTCTGAATACACGCGCAACAGTCGAAAGTGTCAGATTCCTACCACTTTCTATTTTCGACACCTGTGCACGCTGAACACCAATCTTCTGGGCTAGCTCCTCCTGTGTCATATTTTGGGATTTCCGGGCTTTCTTAATAGCCTCACCGATAAGGAACGACTGCAATTCAGCCTCATATTTATCCCTATGTGGTGTCCCGACTTTCCCAATGTGCTTATCCTTAACTTCATCAAGGGTATAAAATTTAATCGTTTCCATATCACTATTTTTTTGAGTTGAAATACAATTTTCTAATAGCTTCCGCTTTGTTAATCTCTTTACTTGGGGTCTTTTGTGTCTTTTTGACGAATCCGTGCGTAGCAATAACCAATGTTTCCGCATCAGTATCCCAAAAAGCCAACAAACGATATTGAATACCTTTATAAAGAGTGCGGAACTCCCAAATATCCGTACCATCCAATTTTTTAAAAAGGTCTTTATCCATATATCCATTGGCAACCTTATCTACATTATAAACAATCTTGTCTTTAATGTCTTGGCGCAAAGTATCAAGAAAGGCATCTGCCTCGCTTGACATTATCACTTTGAATCTTGCTTTCAATTCCATACCTTGTTATTGCATTGCAAAGATACAAAAAATGTTCCATATATAGAACATTTTAAGGCACAAATATTCATGCTGCTCTATAATATATTACCCAACCTACATTAGAAAAAGAGAGAGGGAGCAGTCTCCCGTTGGTCGACTCTCCCTCTAACGCTTTTTTCGCAAGAACGAGTTTCGCTCTATTCAATTATTACGAATTTTCCGCGGAAGGCCAGCCGCGCCCCGCAGAGCGAGTACGAGTACGAAGATGCATAGCTCGCGTACGCATAAGCGAGACCGCTGCTCGCATTCGAGTTGTGGCCAGACCGCAAAACACAACGGCCTTTGCTACTATTGATCCAATAACCAGCCGCATAATGAGTAACATACTTACTCGTATCTGCATTATGAACCCTGCTTGGCAAAATATCGCATTTTGCTCCATGTACCAAGCGTACCACACAATTTGCATTGGAAGATTCAACTGATTTCACTGTACGTTCAGTCTTTTTCACAGGATCATAAATATGGGCTATATAATCCGAAGGATACGAACTATCAGTATCAATACATCTTGCTTTGTAGAATGTTTCATAACTTGGGATATTAAATGCAATATAATCCATCCACTCTGAATCACAGCCTACATAATGCTTCAAACCAAGTATAGAATTAAGAGAATTGCCAGCATTACTACTATCTGCCATACCAATGGAATCCAGCTTATTTAAAATAGCGTCATGTCCTCCATTACCGACTACAGATTGTTCGTTGGTTGTTCCGTTTAATGCCCACCAAAGATTACTAATCTCTTTGTGTTGTTCATAATCCTGTAATTGGTAACCTGCACCTCTCAAACGGGAAATATTTTGGAAATCCTTTGCTGTGTAGTTTAGGGTAGCAATCGGCATCTCAATAGGATTACCACTACTATCGTATTTCCATTCACCTGACGTAGTGGACGTACCATTACCTTTCTTTGAGCGTACCTCACCAGAAAGACTTCGTGGCATCTTCAAACCGTCAATAGTAATAGGATAAACACCTACAAGACTGTCATTATCACCTACTGTATGTTCAGTCCATTCCGGCTCAAGAGCCTCAATGCTGGCACTATCCACAGAAAGACACTCAACATTACCAATGTCGCGAAAAGAAGTAAAATAGAACCATTTTGCACCGCTAGGTACATCGCAGAATACACACTCACCTATAGAAAAGTCAAAATACGTATGACTTACGGACATAATGAATATACCAAGTACACAATTACTTTCATCAGTGAATACACCACCTAGTCGCGCATGATTCAATCCCGGCCATTTCACCTGCTTCATACCTTTTACGTCCATCTTATAGCTGTTAGTATTAGAAGCTGTAGATATAACATCCTCACTCATAACCTCACCAATAACAGCATCATTCGCATACACTCCAGTGTTCTCCTTGTACAGAAGTTCAGAAAGTTTAGCCTTCTTGCTGTGTAATGCAGTCGAAATAGGCTCGTTTTCCGTAACAGAAGTAATAAAATACTTCACTTGGTTCTTATAATCATTTACGCCCTTATACCAATAGTGAGGAGCATGCCAAAATATATCAAAACCCTCCCCTGCCGTATCTGCAACATCAAAGCTACTACCATCTTTCAGATAATTAAAGTCTGTATCACTCAACTGTACACCTTCCATTTGATTCTTCTTCGTGTTGAACGAGCATTTAAAAGCATGGCAACCTTTCTTTATAGCAAGAGTATGCCCACTAGGAATATATGTGTTACCGTAGTCTTCACCTGTCTTGTTTTCAGGATTGCTGTACTTCTCACATGAATCGTTATCCACAACATCATTGATTTTCACAATAGAAAATTGCGAATTATGAAGCTCTAACTGTGGAAAATATGCAGTAAGGACATTTACTTCACTCTCTTCTACAAGTTCACTCAATATCCAACGTCCTGTAATACCACTACATTGTCCACTCTCATCGTATGCGTTCCCGTTTGCATCAAGCCCAATTGCTCCACTATCCTTTATAGAACGTAACAAATCAACACTAGCAGTTGCATTTACATTAGGAATACGTACAGTTCTGATCGCACTCGCATTAATTATCTGCTCTAAAAGTGTCATAGCATCCACATACGGACATTCATTTACGAATATCTTTGCTACCTTGCCTACACCTCCTAGCGTAAGTCCTCCGGGATAGGTCAGGTTTGGCAGATTGTTCAATACAAGTTCCGTCATCGTATCGGGCAGCGTCAATGTACTAATGGGAGCAGTTTCTGCAAGGTCTATGGTCGATAACCCTGTGCCATCCGCATATACTTTCTCCAAACGTGGACACTTCGATGCGTTAACGCTCAATAGTTCCGTATGCCGCACATCGAATACCCGCAAGAACGGCATATCGCCCAAATCAAGATTGGTCATATAGCCAGTGTTACCAGGCGACATCGTCCAATCTCCGTGCGTGTTGCTACCAAGGAAAAGTTCCTGCAACAACACCATCTTCGACAATGTATTACCGAATTGAGGGTCAATGCTGATTTCACTCAAGTCAATCATACTCATACGGTCGGCTTGATAGATGTAGAGCATGATGTTCTCGCCATGTTGGAAATTACTGAACACACCCTCTTCTCCTGCTTTCAGATAGATGCCCTGCGTGATGTTTCCACTGTCGTTACCAATTCCGAAGTAGCCTGTCTTTGCAGCCTTAAAACGAATAACCGCCCCCTCTTTCGCACCGATACGACCGCCTATATAACCGCTCTCTGCTTTGAAGTCGCCACAACGGTAGTAACCGTCGCGGATTCTCCAACGTTGTTCGATGAACGCCGGTAAAGAAGTAAGTCCCAATCCCTGCAAAGCATAGAAATAAATATCGCTGTATCCGGTGTATTTGATGTACTTACGCTCTCCGTCGTAACTTGACACCACTTTTGGCCACTTCTTCAATATTTCCGTAACGAAGTAATGGAGCGCACCTTTCGGAGAGAATGGCCCCGAACCAATGCCGAGTGTGTCCGGAAGTGAACGCATGGTGTCAGCGATAGCCGAAAGCGTAATGGTGTTACCGTTTTGATCCACCTCCATAGTCTGCTGTCCGCGTATGTCGTTCCACAACACGCTGCCTCGTCCTGCGTACGCGCTACTCGTCAAGTCGCCAGGGTCAACCTCCGGATCAATGGTCTGGCCACCGTCATTGTCCTTGCCGTTACAGGTATCACAATCATACACCTTGTTGCAGTACATTCTTCTGGCTTCCATACCGTTTGCTCCACTATATACTCCGTCTTTCACGCTGCAACCGTCCTCCAAGAACCACATAGGTTGCATATTCTTCGCCTGTTGGTCAACGGCGGCAAGGTAGTCCGTAAAGAGATAGTACGACACAAGGCTATACGGATTTATGTACTTCCACATCTTCGTTTTCCAAATCTCTTTCCAAGTGTCTTTAAGTTCCTCCTTGGCATAGTCGCAACTGTCGCAGAACACCAACACATTAAACAAGTCGCAAGGCACTTTGCGTCCCATAGCCAAATCTATTTGCAGTTGGTCATCGTCTATCATACACTCAAAGTAGCGTGTCCACATCGGATAGGTCGGTTGTCCGAGTTTCAGTTTTGTTACCCACGATGATTCTGCCGTGGTCGGTTCCATCATGTCATCAATGCTTCCCACTCCCTGCCACCAGTTCATGGCATCATAAGTCAGCAGTTCATAACCGCTTACAGGATTCAACACCTTACCTGTTATCTGCCACTTGCCATCTACCTGCTTCATTTCTCCGCTTTGTGCAGTCCAAGCACCGCTCTCGTATGCCATAAAGCGGTAGTTCTCGCCACAATAAAGGGAGAGCATATAGAGTTTACTTTTGTCTGTGGTACTATCGCTCTTGAAGCGTGATTCAATTTCATCAAGGGTTTCGTCTCTTCTGCCGAAGTATTCGATGAAGTCGCCATAGTTCAAACACCCTTTGTTGTAGCCGGGTGTGTCTTTGAAACCGAGTGCCACCTGCTCGCCTTTATCCTCTTTCCAATTACCTTTGGCATGAAACCAAGCATCGGTAAGACTTTCCATAGTCGAACGAAATGCGGCAATCGGGTGGTTGGCAGTCGAATGGTTCATCGTCAATCCGCTCAATGAGATGTCTCCTTTTACCCATGTTCCGTCAAAGGCACGTTGCGCCGGAGTCAGATAGTTGCTGCCAAGGGCACGATATGTAGCGTTCATAAGGTCACAAACTCCGCAGTCATTGGCATTGCTACTATCGGAGTAATCCACCTTTACTGTGATGATTTTCACAGGTATAGAATTCTCGCCTACACGTACATAGCCTAATTTCATCAGGTCATACGAAACCTTTGCATCTTCGTTGGTATATTCCGGATAGATAGGAGAAACTTCCCAACCGTCATTCTTCTGAAGATAGAAACGGTCATTCTTGATAGGGCGCTTCGCCGATGTCGTTCCCTGTCTGCGCCATTGCACATTGATAGCCTTGAAGCTGCGCCAAGGTCGTTTGGGATCATAGTAGAATAGTGTGCATTTGAACTTCTTGCTCGTGTCAATATCTCCGTCAAAGGTGTCAAAAGTCTGCTGATCATTCACAACTACATAGTAAGGGATACCTTTGGCGGCAAGAGATTCAAGAGTCGGACGGTTTTGTGTATCAAGCAAATTCTCCCTCTCATATTCATCAATCATCGCCGTTGTGTCGGTCAGTTTGCACAAGTAATTTCTAAATGCCTGTGCCCACTCGTAGTAACTGTTGTAGGCAAGGATGTAATAAAGGTATAGGTCTCCCTCTGTTCCGTCAAAAGTGACAGTCTTTGAGTTGAGAATAGCTCCGCTATTACTGATATATCCTATACAGCCCACCTCTTCACCATCCAAATACAGCTTCATGCATGAATAGTTGCTGCCACCACGGGTTACAAAGATAGTTGAAGGCTCTACAACGATAGCCATAGTGTGCTTTTCTCCGTTCTTAAAAGAGCGTTCTACCAATGCCGGCTGACCTGTTTTGCAGAAAATAGCAACCTTGTTTCCGCATACATAGAATCCGGCACCGCTGTCGGCATCGTAACACTCTATGAGTTTTGAGCTGGCTTCCTTGATGTTCTTGGTCGCAAAAGCGAATTGGAAAGCACAACCACTAGCACTTTCTACGGACGGATTTCCGAAAGGACGGTAATCCAATATCTCGGCTGTTACATTCTCGGCAATGCGCAAAGAGCGTTCGTTCAGATAGTCTATAAATCCATTGCTTGACCAGTTCGCACCTTTGATTTCCATCTTTACCCCATTGTTGATAATGGTGTGGTCACTTTCACTGTTGCTTCGTGTGGAGAAGTCATACCCAAACAAAGCACCGTCCTTGATGGCAATGTCAATGGCACTTCCTTTAACCGTCACTTCTATTTCATTGGTGCTGACACTTCCACTTTCAGCGTGTACAGTAATACTTTGGCTTCCGTCCGCCTTATAGCCGCTTATCTGCTTGTTCACGGTAATCGTTTCAGCAATCATGGCATCAACAGAAGTAACCTTTTCTTCATCATAGAAGACATCAATATGCGTTTCTGTCTTGCCAGGTGTATAGGCAGCTACTTCTACGGTCAGATTGTCATACAGACGCAATGTACCATTGTTCTTGTCATTGAAACGGAGGGCGACAATAGGTGTGCTATTATTCTCGTCTATGCACATAAGGGCTGAATAGATGGTATTGCCTTTTACCCCCGACTTGCTTTCCGTACCGAAGATACGCACAGGATATGCACCATGCGAGAGCCGTTCACCACCACCAAACACATCGTTCGGATTTACGGATATACTCTTGGTATAACTGTCGCTTACCATTGCTTCACCGAGTTTCTTCCATTCTCCGTTGTAGTACATTTCCACGGTCACAAGTATGGATGATGTGTTATTGGGAAATTTATAAAACTGTCCGATGTTCTTGGCGGATCCACCTACGGTAAGAACAGTGTCACTTGTGTAATTCAATGCCATAGGCTGCTCCACGGTGATGTCCACGGCTACTACTGTAATGGCTTTCTTCTTAGTATTTCCGTCAGCATCTGTAGCTTGCACAAAGAAACTCTTGCTCGCCGCTCCGCTGAAATAGCCAGTAAAGTCAAGTTCAAACTTGTAGTCTGTGGCACTTGCAGAACCTACGATATTCATGTCCTCGCTAAATAGGGTTAGTCCCGTACTTGCGTCAATTATGCTCACATTACGGATAACGCCAAGTGTTTCTACACCTCCCGGATAACTCACACTACGTAGGGCCACATTAATTTTTATGTCAGAACCGAACGCTACAATGGGAGCGACATCCTCAAAATAAATGGATAGGGTGCTGTCCTCGCTGGAACCGCCTCCACCTCCGTTCTTAGGTATTTTCAGTATCACATCTTCTATTTGTCCACCATTCAGGTTCACGGCTTTGTAGTAGATATAATCCTCATCGCTTTCCTCGTCAAAACCAGCGATTGCTTTTTCCTGCATCGCGTAAGCACCGCCTGTTGAAAGTGCATCTTTTCCTCCCTCTGCTGGAGTGTCCGATGTTTCCACCTTGCCACCTCCGTTTCCAAAGGCTACCCACGGCTTCAAATCATCCGGGTTTACATCGCTTACTTCTCGTGTAAATTGATAGGCAAGCCATACAGGTGCACCGTTGGTGTCGCTCTCTGCGGTCTTGAATGTCACTACAATACCGCTCTTAATGTATGCCACTCCGCTCTCTTGCTCAAGGTCAATAATGGCTTTTATGGCGGTGGATAGCGTATATTCCACATCTTTGCACAGGGCGTTTACATTGATTGTGTTACCAACGCTTTCTCCATTGGAAGCTCCGAAGTCCGTCCAATTGCTTTCCTTATTCCAATCATCAATGATAACCCATTGTTTGGACTGCCAACCTGCTTCAGTCTGAAAGGTAAGCACAACACCTGGTATTTGCAAAGATTCAGCATATTCGGATGTCGCACATCTATCAAGAGCCACCGAGAATGTTATCTTACGATTAGTAAGCCCAAAGAGTTGGTTCACATTTACTACGCTTCGTGCTACTATCTGTTTGTAATGGGACAACAATACGTTCTTGTTTTCCGTAATATCTTCATTGGCTTGTAGCATTTTCTGCTTCAAATCCGCACCCTCATCGCCCGGAAATGCGGTCGAACTTGTATAGCCAAGGGCGAGGTCTGAACCAATGATAACAAGTGCTGAACCGCTCCAACGATAAGTCTTGTTTGTAATTGTGTCAGAATACACCTTATCCGAAACAGGAGTTATCCCGTCAATAGTTTCATTTCCAAACAATTCAGAATCCAGCCAGTTGTTGTAATATACACCGTCATAGAAAAGAACAAGCGAATCGGTGTCCTTGTGGTAGTAAATCTTACATCCATCATCCGTTGAACTTTTCCCGATAGACGATGGTTGAACAACCACTTTTTCCACGAAACCGTCGAAATCTTTCACATCATCCATAGAAGCCGGTAAATAACGGCTAGGTACTTTACCATACTCATTAAGAGGTGCAATACCACCATTTTCTCCTTTCGTTCCCTTAAAGTCATTCAATTGGTTTCCTACCTCATTCGCTTTGGCACTTGCTTTGTTGGCGGTGTCTTTGGTTGTGTTTACCTGTTCCTGCAAAGAATTGACACTATTCCCAAGTGTAGTAAGACTAGTATCTTGCGAGCTATTTTTATCCTCAATATCCGATACATCATCTTGCAATTTAGTAATGTCTTCTTGTAGTTTTTCAACAGCTTCGTTAAATTTACCACTGTCTATGGATGGATTGCCACCTGTCTGTCCGGTTGCAACCCACTCACCTCCATCACCCACGTATATAGGAGCAGGTAAAGAAAGCCCAACAAGTGCCCACCAACCGTCATGCGGGAACGGGTAAGCCGCTTTCAATTTCTCAATGGTAGTAAAGAGTCCTTTGTTAGCTGCCTTGATATTTTTTGCCTCAATCCACCCCTCTATTTTTACGTTTCCTTTTAAATGGGTTTTACCTTGGACGGTAACATCTCCACCTACTGCCGCATTACGACTGACGGAAACATCACCGTCTATCTGTGTTGATTTTATCGAACTCATATTAATACTGATTTAGCTAATTCGTTCAATGCAGAGCTTTTCTCCACATCGCCGAACGTTGTTAATACTAATGCGGCAATAGTATACACCACCGCGTCATAACATCGCTGACAAATCTCTATCGCACCGTATTTGTCTATCTTGGGATAAGGAAGATAAACCGCACGACTGACCGTTGCATCCTGACTTTTACAAGAATAAAACTCTAATACTCTCCCCTCTGGTCGTATAGAAATAGCACATACAGGACGTTGTGTAGTGCCACGTATTCCTTTGAACCGGGAAGATTGCTTCTCGTATTCAGGATCGTCGACATTTATAGGGTAGAATACTGCACGCTCCCAATCGCTCATCTGGAAAACAACAAAACGCATAAAATCCTCCGGCAATAACACCCAGCCACTTTCACATTTCTGCCAATACACCTCATCTCCGAAGTTATGTCCTCCATCGAGTAGATAAGGAGGTGCAGAACTGTGCACACGTTTTACAGCCTCAATAATCTTTGATTTAATGATGTCGTTTAATGCAAGCGTGTCTACATCACCAATTTCTTTCAATACATCACTCGTTGTGTTTTGGTCAAGTGCTATACGAACATCTCCAGCTATCTCGTCAAGATGATATACCGTCATACGCTATTACTTTATTATTACAATCCTTCGAACTCTATTCCATGAGCTGCTGCTTGTTCCAGAATGGCTTTAGTAGAACGCATAGAAGTACGACTGATACCGAATTTGTCAGCAAGATAATCCTTAGCAGCTGCAATATCACTCACTTTGACCTTGCAAACAGTTTCATCATCCCCTGCCCCTGCGTTATCTTCCGTCTCTCCATTTTGCTCAACGTTCTCGTTGTTATCCAATTCAGTTTTGTCTACATTCTCAGCAGCCGGAATTTCTTTCTGATTCTTTAAAGAAGTAACCTTTTGTTTGTCTGTCACCTTTCTTTCAGCACTTTGCTCCTGTGAAGTTTGGAGTCTAAACAACTTTCCAAAGTTGTAATGTCTCTCTATTGACCTTTGTAAGATTTCATTATCTGTGGTAAACACACTACTACCATTTGACAAAGGAGTAAACGTTATATGAAAATTCTTTTTGCTTGGAAGCACAACATTAATACTAATATTGGTGTTCGCCATGTAAGTTTTAATAGTCATATTGTCGAATGAATTAAAAAGGGGATAGGACTTCTATCCCATCCCCCGATTAATAATTTGATTTATTTATACTCTAATTAAGCAGTTTCTGAACCACTATCTTCTACTGTTGCAGGTGCCTTTGCAAGTCTCATACGCGCATGTGCCTTTGCATAACGCAGATATAAGCAACTTACTTCCTGAATCACTACTGCATCGGTACGACGAATACCCGCTTTCTTCAGGTCAAGCACATTGCGTGCCCAAGACACGTGGGTTTTCTTGGAAAGGTATTCCGGATCCATGGCAAAACCGCAATCACTCATACCATTCACATCAAATAATTCATGATGAATGGTAAGAACTTCTCCGAAGTCAGTATCCCAAGATTTAAATTTCAAGTTCCAAACCTCAACGGTATCTTTCAAACGAAATTTCTCACTCTTAATCTTGGAGAATGCCGAAAGCATATCACTTCCGCAGAATAAAATCTTACGCTTATTACCGATACCAGTACCGACAAAAAGGTCTTTGGTTATATCCACGAGATTTTCATCAGTAATCTCGGCACAGTTCTTTTCGCTGTTCCATTCACCAACCTCGATATCCTTTCCTGCCATCCACCAGATTCCCCCTGTAAACCAGGTATTCATACCGTCCTTGGCAACATGTTTGATAACCTGTTTAACGCCAAACAAGTAGGTATTCTCCATGGCAAGGCGCATATCATATACGCCATCTTCTTCAATATCGGAAAAGTTCCAATTCACTTCTTTGGCAGCAATCTTGTCAAAGGTAGACTGTTCTACCTGTATCATGAAGTTCTGACAGTACTGTGTTTCCGGCATAGGAATATTGTTGAAACGCCCAGTCTGCACATCCAGTTCACCACAGGCCTTTCCCATACGGACAAGGGTTGTTCCTTGCGGAATCTCTGGTAAAAGAATGGGTTGCTTGCTTGAATCATCCATTTTCCCATTTACTGCATAGACTGTCGGCAAATTAGTTGAACTATCCTTTCCACACACACAAAGTTCAAGGTCAGGAACATTGCTGTCACTTTCTGAATATGCAGTCCCATCCGGTTTAGTAATAGCACTTACACCTACCACACGGATAGTGTCATCCAATGTGAACATATTCAGATCGCTCACTGGCAAAGAAACACTTGCACCACCCGTCATTGCTTCCAATTTTTTATTAGTACTACACTTTATTTCGCGTGTACCCACACTATAGTACTTCACCTCAAAAGAATTAGTACTACTTGATTTCGCATAACGACTAATTTGATCAATAGGTGTCGCCATCGGACGAATTTTCACAATGCGTTTATCTACATCGCTTAAGTAAAAATTCGGGTCTCCATTTTCACGACCACCGGTTTCTGTGGCAATACCATCTGTTCCACCCGTACCGTCTGCACCGGCTGTCACTTTACCTGCATCTGGCAGGTTTGATGCGTCAGCCATCATGACACCGCTTGATGCACTCGTCACAAACGCTAATATCATTAGCGTAATGCGACAAAAGAAATTCATTACTTTCTTCATTGCTTGAAATTTTAATTGTTAATAAATGAATTGTGTATCTTTATTTGTTTATTGACCTACGTTTTTCGCCTCCACGTTCCCAAATATTTTGTGCACCATCATATCGACTTATTGCACCAAGATCTGGCATTTGCCGTGAGTCTGCATTACCACCTCCATTCTTTCCTGCAAGATTAGCAGTACCGTCACTCTTGCTCCCTTTGCGTAGTTTTTCCTCAATCTTACTATTACGTCCTTTCACTTCTCCCTCATGACTGGCTGTTTCTACATCGCTATCATGTTTGATAGCCTTGATAGCCATTTGAATACTATCACGAGTGAATTTACCAAGAAGTCCGTCCTTCATAATTCCAATCAGAAACTCCATTGCTTGATCTATTTCATCATCAGAAATACCTTCCTCCTGCTGCATTTGTTCAAGAGTAGAAAGAGTTGCATTAATGTTCTGCTGATACTGTTCTTCAAACTCCTTCTCTTTGGCTATTCGTTCCGCATACTCTTTGTTGGCAGCAGCAAGAGCTTCTTGCTTCTCCGGGTCTTCAAGTGCAGCTTTAAAATCATCACCAAATTTGCGTATCATACCGATGATTGGATCCTCCCCTTTACGCCAATCAGTGAGAAATGCTGCACTACGTGGATTACTCGCAAAAAGATCGGAAAGTGCTTTTTCCCGTTCTTTATAGCCAGACAATTCTTTGTCCAAACCGTCGTATTCGTCGTTAATTTGAGCGAATAATGCCTCGTCGTCGGCAAACTCTTTATCGGGATACTTTGCTTTCAATCGATCTGTGTATCGCTCGCGATTGCTCTTAACTTCCATATTATTAGGTATAATGTGAGAAAAATAAATTTTAGTCTTTATCTACAAAGCAAAAATAGCGAGGGAAAGAAGGATTCCACGTTTATCTTTTTACGCTCCAATCTATAACTTTGGAACATAGATAAATAGAAAAATGAAGCATAAAGGCGCTATAATGGAATACTCAAAGGAACGTATGGACGATTTAATGAGAGCATACGATGAATACATTTCATCATGCGACTATATCCGTATGTCCGAGGTATACAAAATAATAGTCAATATGCCCTCTCGCCGCTTTTGGGTTAGTGATATACGTGCTGCATTGATTATTTCTGCAATGATGAGAGGTAAAACAGATTTGAGCACAATGTGCCCATTGAAAAAAGAGATGTATGAAGAAATTTATAATCGGGTATTTAAGCTTCAAGAAGAATATCCTGAATTAACTATTTCCGAACTGTGCGCCAAAGTTATTGCACAACCTGCTCCTAAATTCTACCTTACGCCAGGCAGTGCAAAAGTAATGGTATGTAAAGCAAGAAAACAATGGATACAAGAAAAATGGAAAAGATTACGGCTCTTGTAATTTCTACTATTGTTGTAGGTTTGTCATTTTTCAAAGTATGGGATTGGCAAACTGTAGGCATTTACGCAGGAAGTGATATTGCCGGACGTGTATTGTACCCATTTTTTCACGCAAACATTCTGCACGCTTCCCTTAATTCATGGTGTTTGCTTTCAATGGTTTTTATTTATGACATTGGAATATGGCGGTTAGTACTAGCTTACATAATTGCTGTTACGATTCCAGTTGACACTATTGAGTGTTTTATTGGTGAAATGACATCACCAACAGTAGGATTATCGGGAATAGTATTTGTTTTATTTGGCTCAATCTCGTTTGAAGTATTACGCAAACAATATTACCAGTTGTGGATGATACTCTATCTTACTGCAGGTTTCTTATTTCCACACACCAATGCAATATTACACCTATGGTGTTATATGTTAGGTTTCCTTGTGGCTCTGCTTAACAAGCCGATAATAAAAAAGTCACATGATTAAAGGTAATATAAACATAAAAGCCATTACCAATATACTAATAGAGAATGAACGCCGTAATTCAATTATTTATGCAAAATTTAATCCTATTACCGGCGAAGGTTCTGTAGGGGGACGTGTCAAATGTACCATTAGTGATTTTCCTATACGCAATCAATGGCTACCAAAGCGTGTAATGAAAATACCGCTTGTACGTCAACTTGTGGAAGCAGGTTCTATTGCCAAATTCCTTACGGATTACATGGGAGTAGAAGACAATCCGGATGATCGGCTGAAAGTTATAGAGCAATTTGTACGCATACGTAGCCGCGAGGACTTTCCATTTTGGGCAGCTACATTCGTTTATATCAAGAATAAAGGTGGTGGAGAAGATGTATTGTTCCGTCTTACAAGACCGCAACGTCGCTTTGTGGAACGGCTCGAAAAATTACGTATTGCAGGAAAGCCAATACGTATTATTCTACTAAAGGCGCGACAATGGGGCGGCTCTACCACTTCACAGCTTTATATGGCATGGTTGCAACTCCTTCACAAAATAGGACTGAATTCACTCATAATAGCACATCAAGGTGCAGGTTCCGATGAAATCAAAGATATGTTCGACAGGATGATTAAAAAATATCCAGTCGAAATGCTTCACAAGATTGATGAGCTTTACAATGAGAATGAGCCGAAACTTGTAGGAGTGGGTAAATCGGGTAGCATATACCGTGTTCCTCAACGAAACTGTAAAATTAAAATTGGTACAGCGGAACGCCCGGATAGTTGCCGAGGTGGAGATTATAACCTTGTACATCTTTCAGAAGTAGGAATATGGAAAGCAACGGAAGGTAAGAAACCAGAAGATATTGTGCGGTCGGCCTGTTCGGGTATTCTCCTAAAACCATACACTATGATTGTCTATGAGAGTACAGCGAATGGTACAGGAAATTTCTTTCACAGGGAATATACCGCAGCAAAGAAAGGGGATTCCCAGTTCGAAGCCATGTTCGTATCATGGTTCGACATAGAACAATACACGCTAGCTTTCAATTCGGATAAAGAAAAACAAGGTTTTGCAGAATGGCTCTATAAAAACCGTAACAATGAAAATACTAGTTCCGAACGTGAAGAATGCGGTAAGTATCTTTGGTGGTTATGGGAGAAAGGGGCTACGCTCGAAGCTATCAACTGGTATATAGCCGAACGTAGGAAGTATAATGACCATGGACAAATGGCTGCCGAATTTCCGTCCGACGATATTGAAGCCTTTGTTCATTCAGGAGCGCGTGTGTTTGACAAATACAAGGTGGACGCAATGCGTGGTACCTGCAAGAAGCCTAAATATGTCGGCGAAGTCTACGCCGATGCAGACGAAGGCAAGAACGCTTTGCAGAACTTGCGCTTTGTGGAAGACAAACAGGGGTTGTTACATATTTGGGAACTGCCTGAAATAGATGAAAAGGAAGTTGTCACAGACCGCTACCTCACTGTTGTCGATGTGGGAGGCCGTTCCAATAAAGCCGACTTCTCTGTCATTGTCGTGTTCGATCGTCTATTCATGATTGATGGCGACAGGCCAGTCGTGGTTGCCCAATGGTATGGACATTGCGACATCGACCAGCTTGCGTGGAAAGCGGCACAAATAGCAGCGTTTTATGACAATTCGCTTTTGGTGATAGAAAGCAACACGTTGGAAACTCATGATAAGGAGCGGCAAGTGGATGGTGACCAATCCGGATTTATTCTTAACCAAATAAAGGATATATATCCCAACCTGTATGCACGCAAACAATCAGAAGAAGATGTACGCGAGGGATTACCTACAAAATACGGTTTTCATACCAACATTTCCACTAAACCGATGATTATATCAACATTAGTCAAAGTTATTCGTGAAAACCTGTACACAGAACGTGATGAACGTTGTTTGGATGAATATCTGTGTTATGAGAAAAAGCCGAACGGCGCTTTTGGCGCAATTACCGGTAAGCATGATGACTTATTAATGACAAGGGCTATCGGACTGCATATCTGCTTCTTTGAAATGGATACTCCCAAAATTGTACCTCGTGTTGGCCGATTTACTGTTAAAAGAAGAAAGAAAGCTGTTTCGGCAGCAACAATATAAAATTAAACATTTAATTTAATAAACTAATAAACAATGAACATTATCAGAAAATTACGTGCATCAATCCGTTTAAATGAAGCGGTAGTGAAAGCAGACAAAGCACATGAGGAAACAGGTGAACGTTATTACGTTATGCCCAATGGAAAGAGTGGTAAACTCATCATTATGGATAGATTCAACTTCCGCAAACTGAAACAGAAAGGTTATTTATCTCGTTCAACATTCGTGAATGATTTGGAGCGTGAGTGTTTCTATTGTACTCCTTATAAAAATGGAAGCGGCGCATTACCTGAATTAATTGTGAAACTCAAGCGCAAAGAATATTTCACTTACCTTGATTCACTCAAAAAAAGAAAAAAGTAATGGGAAGTAGATATGATGCAAAACAGGGGATAGACGGCATTGTCACACTTACTAATGACCCTCTAGCTATTGACAATATCCGAAAAATAAAAGCTGGCGACCGAGTTGTGTGTAATGACGATGGAAATTCAGGAACAGTATTAGCAGTAGACGATGATAATTACGGTTGTACAGTACTATTCGATGATACATTAGAAACATGGATAGAATGCGACCAATTGTCCAAAGAGTAATTTTCTAAACGGCGAATAGAGCGGGGTTCTATTCGCCGTTTAGAATTTAGCCTTGCATTGCCCCATGCAACTGATTTACAGCTTCCATATTTGCATTTTGTTGCGCTTGTTGGAGTAATTGAGGTGAAAGCCCGTCAGGAACTCTCCCCTGTGCGAGTTGTTCCTTTTGGCTCTTGATACTCTGTAATAGTTCATCGGCAAACGGGAAATCTCCATGTTCAAGCAACTGCTCTACGCTGATCGCTTGGGACTGGTACAACTGCATTAGCATATCATTAGCAAGATGCCTGTATGCCGGTGTTGAAGTACTTTCAGTAATGCTTAAGTCAAATTCTACATCCCGGATTTTCTTCGGGTCATATTCAATTTGTGCACCACTCCTACCAGCAATATTGAACACACGTTTCGTATCATAAAACTGCTGCATGTTCTTCACATCTTTGTATGCCCCGTCCACAACAAAGCAACTAAAACACTCAAGCAAATCTAGTAGTGATTTTGTAGCATTCTCTGTCTGTTGATTGTAATGTGATGCACTTTCCCCCGAATATCCCGGCTTTCCCTGCAATGCACCAGTTACCCCCGAAATATCCTCAAAGAATTTCAATTGCATATTCAGTAGTTCGGCAATACCTATGTTCGTGGAGTTGTTGGCTACCTGTTCCGGTACCTTGCCACTTTTGCTTGGTCTGTACACAATGACACCATTGAACTCCGTCCAGCTCTCTGCAATATCGTCAATGCTCACACCATCAGGCAAAGAATCTTCCGGCATCATCAATACACCTTTTGCGCTTGCCCTCATAATCCAGTCATAAAGCGTTATCAATCGATTGGTGTATCGTTGCTGGTCTATCACATCCGCCACGAATGAGTGTATTTCACCATCAATAAACGGATAAGCTTTGAAAACGTATGGATGACTGCCATGTTCGTAGGGCGTCTCCCCTTCCCTCAATATATCACCGAATGGAGATAGATAATAGAAATACCAGTAATCATCTACAAACCAAGTAGCTTTTATCAACGGTACTTCTTCTTCAGGCATACCCACCTCCTTGGCCATACGCATACGTTCTTCGTTTTCGGCAAGTACTACTTGTGCATAATCTTCCTCATCTATCTTGAAAATGTCACCATTTTGGTAATCATGACAACGGTATCTCGGCTTCTGTTCCTTACGCCATATTTCTATTACCCTGCATCTTCCCGGCTCACTGGTAAAGAGAAAATCATAATTTTCTAACCGACTATACCCAAATCGCTCTGCGTAAGTGGCTATATAATCCTTTCTTGCAGCCCACTTATAAATATCACGAAGCTCACGATATTCTTGCGGACTGGAAGCAAATTGCTCACACAGTTGCCCAAAAGATATATCATGTACTTCTCCAAGCACGGACACATCCCAACCTCTAAAATCCCTCATATTGTTATCAATGAAGAAATTGTTCGGCTGTACATAATCCGTCCAGCAATCTTCTTTACCATTACGCCAACCATATGATTTACGATGAACAATAAAGCCACTGATTAGAAATTCTTCCATACTTCGAGCGTACACATCGGGCATTCGGTTGAGTTGCATATTGCATTGTAATATAGTACTCATTGTTTCACCGAGCTTCTGTTCATCTCTATCACGTGCTGTACAAGTAGGTTCTTTACTTTGGCTGCGGTACACCCCCAATACACTGCGTACAAGCCGACGAATAAGATTATTTTTCAATGGCACATTACCTTGGCTCTTGATATATTCTTCTTCAGTCATGGATTTACCATCAACACAAATCATATCATCCCATTGAAAACCATAAGTATAGCGTTTATTGCGTTCCCGGTCTTTTCGAAAGTCCTCCATCTGATTCCAATAGTACTGCGCTTCCATTAGAATATCAAATGCTCTGCGACCACCATACCGCTTTGCAGAAGCAACGGTATCAATTTCAGATAGCTCATTCCGTTTCGGCGCAATTCGGCTCATTGGTAACAATTTTCCTTTGCCTTTATTATGCATATTTTCGTTGTTTAATGATTGCTTAGAGTACAAAAGTAGTACCCAAAGCAATCATTTTAGGTTTAACTATTTACGTTCGTCTTGCTCCATCTCTAAAATAAATGTCCGCTTTAACTCATTAATCCTCTTTTCAAGTTCTTCTGCTTTTGAGGTATCTCCGATTTCCTTAGCAGTATCATAAGCTTTCTTTAGTTTTGAGTAAATACGTTCCATTCCTTTCATTTTTACATATTCAGGATCAATGATAATCTCGCTTATCAGTTCTGCTTTCTTCTCCAACGGTAAACTCAAATCACCTTTAATGGCGCTGAATTCACTCGCCTTTGCACGGTATGCATCCAAATAACCAAAGAACTTCTCATCCAGCCCCCTACCTACATTACGTTCATCGCCACCGCTCATCAACATTCGGTTAGCAAGCGGAACATAACGCCAATCAAAATCTTTTTCACCTGTTCCCACATTGATCAAATTACGAATTTGGTTGGTTACAGTGAAGAAGCCGCCGGTGTATTGTTTCAATAGATACTCAATGGCAGCAGGATTCAAGTCAATAGTACCTTTCCTATACTTGCTTCCTCCACTGACTTCGTTCAGTGTTTCAGAAAGGTTTACAAGGTCTTTATTCGCACTCTTATAGGCTTTCGTCCAATTCGGCATATATTTATTGTAGGGTGTATCTTTCCATATCGGACTACCGTACCAACTCTCGTTATTCGATACTTCCACCATCGGCTTGACGCTGCTTGGCCACAACGCTTTTGTCCCCTCCATCATATCTACGGGAAGCAATTGGCTCATCTGTGCCAATACATCGCTAACCTCCAATTTCTCGTTATGGAACAGGGAAGAACCGGTAAGTTCTCCCATCGCATACACAGCTCGGTACTCGATAGGCAAAGGAATCTTTATCCATGCGTTACCGGGCCCCTTGACAATGAGGTTCTGTCTGCGAGTATGTTCGGGTATGTCATAGTAGCTGTCATCGTCATCATCACCTCCAGCCGAAGCAAGTGCGGTAACAAGCATGGCTAACCCATACCATGATGCAACGACAGTACCCATTTTGCCGGGATGCCTCATCGCATACTTCAAGAAGTTTCCGAACGTTCCTTGCAGGGCGGCATTCCAAAAGATATATCCGGCTCGTCCTGCACCCGATACACCGGCTGCTACATTTCCCAACATGGTTTGTCCTTCAGCCCCCAAGAACTTATCACCTGCGCCTTTCTTGTTGAAGTTCACACTGATTTCCTTGGCATCCCAAATACTGCGGTCTATTGTCCGTCCCGCATTCCTGCTTGTTACAAAGGCGGCAAATCGGGCACGCATCTCTATACCTCGTCCCACTTCGCCTATCCAGGTAGCCATACATTCACGTACCACATGGGCAGGAATTTTTTCATTCGCCGCTTTCAGCATCTTCTTGATTTCTTTCTTATGCTCGTCAATGTCTGCCATTCTTGAAAATCCTGTCTCGCCACCGTTCATCATGAACTGATAAAACATTTTCTCTATTTCATCATTCATATCAAGCGTTCCCCTGCGGTATTTATCCAATAACATAACCATTCTTACAATAGGTAACTTCGCAAAGTTCATGTTATATTGAATAGCATATTTCGGACTTTCCTTAACCCACACCATAGAATTAGAATATACCATATCACGCAAGAAGTTACTTGCAATAAAGTCCGGCTGTAATGTGGTGTACAATGAGGACAGTGTTCTGTTCACATCTCCAATGAGATGTACAAGCTGACCGATACTTCCGCTGATATCATTATCCGGGTTCGTCTGTCCGTTCAATGCTTGTGCAGCTCTCGGATTACCGTTAATGGTAATCACATAGTCTCTGCCGTTTCGCTTCACCACCACTTGATGCTGTCGCAAATCTCGGCTCTCAACAACACGATACGGAATGTTTGCCGCATCTTTGCCGTGCTTGTAGTTATCGGGGGCAGATTCAGCAAGCTGCTTCATCTTATCCTCAAACTCGTTCAACTTTCGCTCTACCTCTTCGGGACTATCGTTAATGTCAATATTGTCGGGGAATATCGGTTTCCATTCATCGGAAACTGCATCGTACTGCAACCACAAATCACTCACACTAACAAGGTCGCTCGGATGGTTGAGGGCAAAGTTCAAGAACTTCTGCTTCACGAGTTTGTTGCGGTTTCCCTGCATGATAGTACCTTCTGCCATTGATTGCAAGTAGGCAAATGGATCGTCTGCTTTCGACTTGCGTCCCTCCGCCTTCTTGATTGGAGCATTGAAAGCACTTTGCCTGTGCGTCAGATATGCGTATGCTTCAGAACTCGTTTTTTCATCAAATCCACGCAAAGGGATATAAAACTCATACATATCTCTCACACTGTCGTAGGTTTCCTTGCTCATCATTCCGCATTCGTAGGACTTGGAAAGGACTGCCTTGCTGACGGCATTAACCTTGCTCCACAATGCGGTGGTGTCGTGTGCGTTTTCGTACTCATCTACCATAACCTGTGCTTCGGCTTCTGCATCTGCAATCTCTTCCATACCTGTGAGGGCGGTAAGACCTGCATAATCACGCTTGCGGCACTCGTCGATAAAGTTCTGCAAGGTCTTTGTACTCTTCGAATGCTGCTTCTGATATTCCGCGAAGTCTTTTTGTGCATCACGCTCTGCCATTACTCTATTGCGTTCAAGACCGTGTTTAGCCATCATATAATCGGTCAGTTCCTCGCGCTCTGCTGTATTATGCGCAAGTTTGGCTACCTCTTCAAGCATTGGCTTGAACAATAGGTGCGCAAAGGCATCGGCTTCGGCTTTGTTCACACTTGATAAGCGGTTCTCACCCAAGTAGGCATTTTCAAATCCATCAACATCTTCCATTCGGGTATTCTTGCCGAGAATTGCGTTCATTGCTTCTTTCAAACCAAGCATACTATCCTGCAAGGCTTCCTGTGACTGATACATTCCACTCTTCACACGTTGTTCATATTTTGCTCGTGCCAAAGTACGCTCGTGTATTTCGGGATCACCGTCTCGGTTCAGCACATCATCGGTTGAGGTGTCGGCAAATTCGCCAACCATCAACTTGTGCTGCATAGCAATGTCGGCAGCTTCTCCGAACAGGTTGCTGTGCTTACCTTCTTTCAGATTTTCATAACTACGCCAAAGGATATAACGGAGTTCATTGTCCGTCAGAGTAACCCCTCTAAAATCGGAAAAGCCCAATTTGTCGAGCATTTCAAAGAAGAATTGTTTTATCCTCTGCCACCAACCGTTTTTACGTGCTTCCTCGAAATTAATGTGTTCGGCAAGTCCGGCAAGGTATTCTTCGGTAGCCTTGCGGAAATCCCAACCATTCTTTGAAGCCATATCTACAATACGTCTGCGTATAATTTCATCGGCATTGTTGAATACATTATCAAGGAATGTATCAAAATGTTCTCCGAACAACTGCCGTAAGCCGTAGTGTGCCACAGCCTCGTGGAGTAGGGTCTGCTCAACATCAAACATGCTCGTGTGATTAGGGATGACAATAGTTATCTTCCCTGTACTCTTTGAGTAGAATCCTTTCGCACGCTGTTTCTTACCATCCAATGTTGAGGCATCGGTAACAACCTCCACATTGTCAAGATGCAGTTTCTCTGTCAGGCTTACCACGCGCTCTGCCATTCTTTGGCGTTCACGTTGTGCAAATTTCCTCCGTTGCTTTGCAGTTCTCCTTGACTGTCCAAGCAGTTTTGCCACCGAGTCATTATCATAGCTGACCTCATCATCGGTGTATGCACCATCATCTTCACGTTTTAATTCATCATCTTCTTCCGAGGTAGAAACATTATTTGCCGTTTCTACTGTGGCATCCATTTCTGCATACTTGGCTTCCTTTTCTTCCAATTCTTTCTTCATCAGTTCGGCATATTCTTCCAACTGTGATTTCGCTTGTGCCAATTCCTCTTCATACTCGAAAGGTTTGCCCTCTCTTGACAAGAGTTCTTTCAATTCGGTCTCATTGTGTTTCATGCTTCGTTCAGCGGCTTCCAATCTTTCGGCAAAGTTCTTTCCTGTAATCACATTGCCGGTAATGTCCTCAATGGCATTACGGAGCAGGTTTTGACGTACAGGAACATCCTCGATACCGAGTTCTGTACATGAATAGGTCATTTTTCTTTCAACGTCATTGAACAAAGTTGTACCATCACGCATGGTCTGTCTTGTCAATTTAGTTGTTACAATGAATGGGAAATTGCCTATCTGTATAGTCAGTTCTCGCTTTTGTTCCCCTGCAATATCACCGTCTTTCATCTGCTTCATTTCAGCAAGAACAGTCTTGTTGTGTTCCTTGAAGAAATCATCCATTGTATCAACAGAGGTAAAGCGATGTTTGCCGATTACAATCTCTTTGAATTGTTCATCGGGGAATGATGCACGTACAGCCTCCAAGGATCGGCTGTTATCCTCAATGCGCTTTTCAGCATCTTTGATAAAGGCTTTTAACCTTGGCTTGGCATTATGGATGTAGGCTTGGTCTGTTTCCCATTGCTTTTTACGGCTTGCATACTTGCGTACATTCTTTTCCGCATTGTTTTTCAGCATGGCATACTCACTGCCGGAGAGTTGTGCTATAGTATCTCCAAACACATCTTCTTCCTCCTCAAGCACACGGTTGGTCATACTGTTCGACATCATCTGCTTGCCATTCATAATACTATCGGCAATGGCCCCCTTTGTTTTCAGACGTTGGTAGGCGGTAACGTCCAGACTATCCTCTACACCGAAACGCAAGATACGTATAGGTTTATTCATATCCTTGTGCAGATTTCCCTGTCGCAAAATACGTCCGTTACGTTGGGTATAGTCCATTGGACGGTTAGGCGCATCCAAATGTATCAGCGTGTGCAAGCGTTCCTGAATGTTCACGCCTGTACCGAGTGTAAAGGTCGAACCGAGAATCACACGCATCTCGCCACGGTTTACCTTTTCAAAGATTTCAAGTTTTTTCTTGACAGTCATTCCCGACCTCATTATCACAATCTCATCTGCAGGAACCCCCTCTGTAATCAGCTTATCCCTAATGTCATCATAAAGGTTGAAGCCACTCTGTTTGTTTTGGTAATTGTCGGCAAAAATGGCAACCGTACCTTTGTAATCGGCTGTTTCTTTCAGCGAGCGCAATGTCTGTCGAACGGCTTCATGAGTCTTACTGTTTACATCATCTTCGGCATCAGACTGTACCAATCGGGCATCCACGGCAGCGGCTTTGGCAATACCGTACATCGTGAGCGGGATGTGGCTGTTCTCTTTCTTCTCCTTTCCGCTCATCTGTTCATAATGTTCAAGTTCGTTCTTTACGAACTTCATGATGCTACGTAATGCGCGTGTCTGTGGCAGATAAAGGTCTTGTGCCTTTCCTCCCTCCATTTCGGGTATTTTGTCCTTTACGCCGCCGGCTTCTTTGGTTAGGACGGTATCGGACACTCCCGACCATATACGCACCAGTTCAGGCAGATTGACATACCCAGCAAAGCGGTTGTTCTCTTTGAACTTTCCGCTTGTGGTGAACTCCAGCATCTGCTGAATGTTACCGAAGTTGCGCACAAAGTCATCAAAGTAATAGATACCGTACTCTTTCATCGTATCAGCAGGCATGAGATAGCGCATGAACGTCCAAATCTCTGCGGCGGTGTTGCTGATAGGTGTACCGGTTGCAAAGATTACGTTCCGTCCGTTGTTTTTTTCCAAGATAGCCTGTGTCTTCAGGAACACGCCTTGTGACTTCTTGCTGTATGACGGATCCACACCTTTAACTCCACGCTGCATGGCAGTGGCAAATCCGAGGTGCTTATACTCGTGCGCTTCATCTACAAGTAAAGCATCAATGCCCATATCGTCAAAGTTCTCCACATCGTCAGTTCGGCGGTCAAGCATTTCCATAGCTTTAACCTCTGCGTTCTGCAAAGCTACAGCACGTTTCTTTTCATCATTGGCGGTACGTTTCTTTGAAGCATTGTCTGCAAGTCCGGCAAGCTGCTCCTCCAATAATTCGATTTCCCGTTCAGCCTGTCGGGTAATCATATTTTTTCCGTCCGGGTCTTCTTCTTTCATCTTTTCAAGAATGAGCATCTTCTCCTCAATCTTGTCCTGCACGAAAGTCATTTCCCTTTCCTCGCTGTCGGGGATAAATTCAAAGGTAGACTGCGGAACGACAATCATATCCCAATCGTTGTAACGTATCTTGGCATAAAAGTTCTTTCTGCCCTCTGCACTGCGGTCTGCTTCTTCAAGTGTCAGTATCTTGGCGTTGGGGTACAGTTCCTTTGCACTTGCAACGAATTGTCCAACGGTAGCATTCTGCACCACAATCATGGGTTTGCGTGCAGTACCCAAACGGCGCATTTCCATTGCTGTAGAAATTAGAGTAAAGGTTTTCCCTGTTCCAACCTCATGGGCAAGCAACAAAGGCTGTTGTGTGCCTCTTACAATGGCTCTGCCTTGATGCGGACGCATCTTAAACTTGTGCGAGGCACCTCCGAAATACTCCGGTACAAACTCATCTGGTATGCTCATAGGCACAAAGTTATTGAACGTGTCATTATAGATACGCTCAATCAATGCCGACATTTCCGGGTCGCTCTGCATCTTCTGCCTTGCCCAATCCTTGAAATCTTGACGGATTTCATCAATTTTGGCGGCACAAGCCTGTGTCGCTTCCTTGTCGGTAATGGTTTCGGTAGTGCCGTCATAGTGTTTCTTGGTGGTGGAAACGGTGATGCTTCTGTTCTGAATGGCAGCTTCAATGAGAGTATGCCCCATAATGGTACGGTTAAGCATTTCGCTGGTTACCCCCATTGCACGGTTCTTCTCATAATCGGTGAAGTATGGTTCTTTCATAAACCAAGTACCGCCCACAGCTGTAAACCGTACGTCAACCTCCGTGCGTTCCTTTACAAAATCCTCATACAGTTTCGGGTCAATCCAAGAACTTCCGAGGGTAAAGTCAATCAAATGTGCGGGGATTTCCATAGGCATGACCTCCTGCAATGCCTTGATGTTGCGGTCAAATTCCCCATTTTCGTTATTTACCTCTGCTTGACGCAGTTTTTCACGAATATTTCCGCTCAAGTAGTGATACGATGCTTCCATCTGTCGGGTTACAGGGTTCTCGAAACCGTAACCGCTCTCGATGATTTCTTTCTTCACATCCTCGATACCTGTGCCAAGTTGTCCGGCGATATACGGTATATCTACACGACCGAATTTAAAGATACTTGCAATGATACCGTCCTTGACATTGGCAGGAGTGGGTTCTTTTTCTTTTTCAACAACACGTTTGCTGAATACATCGGTCTTGTCAAATTTCTGTATCTGGTTTCCTTTTTCATCTGCCGTTTCTTCAAACTTTTCAAGAGCGTATACATTGGCATAGTCCACATCATTTCGGAGAAATGCAATGGCGGTGTTCTTGTTGAAGTGTCCGTATGTGCCGACAAAATCATCGTATACTTTGTTGAGTTTGTCAAGCAACGGTTTAAGTCCCTCATCGCTTTCATTCGCAGTCTGATAGGAAAGGACTTCCGCAAGAGCTTCCTTGATAGCGGTGTATGCCTCAAAGCATTCCACTTTCGTATGCCCCTTTACCTTGTTGGCATTCACTTCGAGAGGTTGTGCGCTTGCAGTTGAGTTGATGTATAGTTTTCCGTCTTTGACAAACACTTCGCCAATCTTCTTGCCGGGCATTACATCGGTGGCAAGCTCGGTATTGCGCTCACCAAATTCCTCTGCACGGAATGAGCGGACAAATTCAGCCAACATTTCTTCCTGTTTCTTATTCTGTTTAGGATATAAGCCTTTGCTGGTCGGGCGGAAAGTATCGCCTTTCTCAAATGCAAAGTGCATTTCACCTGCCATGTTTTCGGGGTGTTCAATGAAATAGCGGTTGTAGTCCATTGAAAGCTGCTTAATGACTGGTATCTCCTTGCCTTTAACCTTGCGCGTTTCCCCGGTATCATACTCTGCCATGCGCTCTCCGCTCACATCACTTACATCAATGGCATGGACAGACTTCTGCCCGTTCACACGCTTGCGGATAACAACGATGTCAGAGGTTACTCCGGTGCCGCCGAAAGTCTTGTTGTGCATACGGAAAGCACCCACGAAGTCTGCGCCTCCCTCGCCCACAATCCAGTCACGGAGTTTCTTACTGTTGTCAAGCGTACCATTGGACGTGATGAAGATACCCAAACCGCCCTCACGCAGTTTGCGCACATTCTTTGCTATACAGAAATCGTGTATGTTGTGGAATTTCTTCGACAGGTCTTTGTCGCCCGTGGTGTCATTCACACGGAGTCCGGTAACGAACGGAACATTAGTAATAGCCAAGTCCACACTTCCATTAGGAATACGTGTCTGCTCAAAACCCTGTATCTCTACTTTGGCATCAGGATAAAGGAGTGAGAGAATACCACCCGAAGTCCCGTCAATCTCAATAGCATGGATGTCGCTGTGCTCGCTGATATTTGTAGGCATCTGCCCCAAAATGTTTCCGATACCTGCAGAACCTTCAAGAATGTAACCACCCTTGAAACCCATTTGTGTAACAATATCCCAAAGAGTATCTACAACATAAGCAGGGGTATAATACGCACTATTAGCACTCATTACAGCTTCTTGATAGGCTTCTGTGCTCATCAACTGCTGTAGACGTGTCGAATATGTATTATCACTAAATACTTTACCTAAACCACCCCAACCGCTAAACTTGCGAAGTACTGCCATTTGTCTAGGAGTAGCAAGCTCTCCACTCTCAATAAGTTGCTGTGCCAACTCTATAGCTTTAATATTGGCCTCTATGCGTGCATCTACCGAAGTTGGAGCATAGTTCGTCCCCCGGTCTGAATGATTATTGCGAATATTTTTCGGTTCATCTATGGCATCATCGGAAAGTCGTGTTCCTCGCCCCCGTTGTATTTCGTCTGTTCCTTCCTGTACTCTACGATTTCCTCGTCCGTCATCCCTGCCTCTTTGTAAATCTCCGTCCACTCTTCCTCGCTCCATGTGTACGGTGCTTCTAGCGTTTCCGCTTTGTGGCGGTAGCATGCTGCGTCTATCCGTTCCTCCAGCTCCATTTTCGCTATCGACTTCTCGCTGTGTCCCTGTAATCTTAGTACTTTCTTGGTGTATTCGTCCATTTTCGTTGTTGGTTTCGTTATTATCAAACAAACTGCCAAACAAACCAAGCTCGTTTGACTGCTGTAAATTTACAGTTTTTTTCTCACTCTTCTTGCGCGTTGAACGAGTTTTCTTTATACGTTCCTGTGCAACTTCAACCTCCCCCGCCACTTCCGCCTCTTTCGTTACGGTTTCAGCGGTGGCGAGTGCATCAATGCCGGACTTGTCAAAGTTGGCCACGTCAAACTTCTGCACCTCATCGTAAGAGGTCATGTCGGTATTAAATCCGTTTTCTAACACCTCAGGCAAATCTCTCGCACCATTGTAAAATGCTTTAAGGTACGGACGTATGGAATCACCCAAGTCTGCAATCATAGCCTTTGCATATTCTGCAAACTTCCGTGAGCCTTTCTCTAAATGGTAAACAGCCATTTCTGTGCCAATAGCAAGTATTTCAGGGTCAATACCAATATTCATTTGACCGAGTAACTTCTTACGCATACGCTCACGAAGTTCCGCATAACGCTCATCAGTAACAAGACGGTTACCACTCGCTTCAGTCTTTTTCTGTAAATTGTCTTGTTGCTGCTTACTCCTCATATCGTTGATAAGAGTTCGAGCTTCATTAGCAAACTTGTCTGCACTATCTTTGGTCAGGAAAATAATATTTCCTTCATGATAAACGTCTCCACCACGCTTCTCTCCTAAATCCATCACAGCCTGCTTTTCCGCGTCAATCATCTTCATCAAAGTACGAACAGAATATCTGTTATCCATTTCCTTATCAACAACGAAATCTGTCCTTCTGTCATGAATTTCATCCTTTGCCTTGCGATCAAGTTCTCGGGTCTTAATTTTATTTTCAAGCAAAACTCCAACTGCATCCAAAACTTCTTGCATGCCATTCTGCGGATTGCGAAGAATGCCTAACATTTCCTCCGGGCTGTTGGTTGTCTGACGAAAACGTGCATCACCAATAGGTATGGGACCACTCACATCTTCACGAGTCAAAGTCGTATATCCGGTTTCCTTATCAACAAAAACAGAGTATTGCCATACAGGGGTGTAATCCTGTTTTTCATCCTTTGCTGGTGCTTTGGGTTCAGTAAACAGCACATCACCATCATTTAAAGCCTGTATATCCAACATTGATATGGGAGGTTGGCCTTGTGCATCTACTGCGTATTCTGCTAATCGTTTGGCATCTTCTTCGCTACGCATCATAAAGCCGTGTTTTTCCCTATCCCACCAACCTTTCATTTCTTTGGCGAACATACTTACATGCTTTTGAACTTCCTTGCGCAATTCCGATTGGAACTCAACAAGTTGCATATCTAACACCTTACCTCGCTTGGTGATGTACTGCGCCGGAGTAATGGTGTACGGAGCATCAGTCGGTGCAGTCGCTTCTTCACTGGAAGCGTCTTGTTCCAACTTGCGTTGTTCGGTAAAAAGGTCGTTAATTTCAGAAATAATACGAGCCTCCTCAAAAATGTCGCTACGGTTGTGCGCTGCTTCTTGTTCCTTGTGCAATTCTTCAATACGGAACTTGACTTCTGAAAGTCTGTTGCCTTGCGTGCCGGAACTCTGCCCCTCGATCGTCTTTACAGACTTGTATTCCGAAAAAGCCTTGGTCTTGCGATGGCTGCTCTCTATCCACTTCTCGAACTCCTCCAAGTTAACGCCCGTCAGCACCGTCTTGTGCTTCTTCGCCCAATTTCTGTCATAATTAGCAAAGTAAGCTGCTTCAGCATCGTCAGCCTCATTGAAGCCCAGCATAACCTTGTGTTCGTCAAACGTGCCGTCCTCGTTATATTGGTCAACCACAAACACCTTGCGACCATTCCACCCGTCAATATCATCAGAGAGGAACACGTCTATATGGTCGCCGTCTACACCTTCCGTGCCACGAATATAGCCATAGGTGTTCTGCATGGTCGTTTCCCATTTGTTGCCCTCTGTGTCTATTCCGCTACGAACGGATCCTTTCGGGTTCTCAATGGTGATATTGAATGTACCAACCTGCACATGACCTTTCTTATAATTGCCGGCTTCTTTCTGTTTCTCCGTAGGAGTAGTATCGGTTTCTTTCTCTGCCACTGCAACGGCATTGGCTAAAGACGAAGATGCATCAATATAATTAACAACATCCAATAAATCTCCGAATGTTTGACCGTCATACTCATAAGTACTACCTGTATAATTACCTTTCGTATCGGGTGCATCAACTTTTATAACTTTATGAGTACCATCAACAATAATTGTCTGTTTATAAGTATCGCCATACTTTCCGCTTTCAACCCAATCATCTTCTTGAACTTCAATGCGTCTTGCTATTTTTGCACTAAGTTGATTGTCAGTATCATCAGAAGATAACATTTCTTCTTGTGATAAAGAAGGTTCTATTTCGCTTTGTTCACCAATGCTTTCAGTTCTTCCTGTATCATCGGTTGTCCCATTTCCGTCCTCAACTCGTTCTCTTGGCGCAAGAGCTCCATTGCTTCCTTGCTGCCCTCGTTGGCTTGTTGCAGTATCGCCAACCAATACATTGCTTCGCTGTTGTCCATTGTAATCTAAATTTAATGCTTCTTTAATAGCCTGTACGAGCGTCCGAGGGGTATTGTCCGGCTGTTCGAACAGAGTTTCTTCCTGTGTACCTTGTATAAGGTCATAAATCTTGCCGAATGTGTTTTGAATGAAGCTTTGGCTTTCGCCTTTATACATTGCGGCCAAATGCAAGACAAAGTTACTGAAATTATCAGCAGGGAGATAACTTTCCCCTGTAACATCATCCATTTGATACTGGCGTTTCCAGTTTTCTACAGCAATACGTGCTTCCTTGAAATTCTTTGCCTCTGCAAACATTTTATCTTGGGACAAAGCATAGTAAGCACGAACGGAATTCTGTATCTCATCTACCATTCGTTCACTGTTCGGACTGTCATAATCACGGAAAGCAGTGGCAAGAATAGCCTTTTGTGCTTTTACCGGCAATACGTTGAACATTTCCTCCAACCGTGTGCTGCCGTCCTTGAAGATGCTTTGATACATGATACCACGCAAATCATTCTTGGATTCAGGAGTTAGGTTGCCCTTGCTGTCAAACGCACTCTTGTATTGTGTGTGACTGATGAAACCTCTTTGACTCATCCATTTCAGAACATTTGCACCATTGGCATCCACAAGTCCGGCAAACGACATTTCATCATCCGAAGTCCTAAGCAACAGGTTGGCAAACGAACGCATTTCGGTTCCCATGCGCTGCAAGGTGTTTTTAGGTTTGATACGTTCAACACCTCCACTTTCTGTGTCTTGTGCAACAAACTGACCAAGATTGAGGGCTTCTGTATCGTCCACATGCAGCATATTTACCAACACCGGGCTTTGTATGGGCGCAATGTCCTCGGCACGCAGTCCAAACTCTTCCGCATGGTCTTTCAGGTATTGTCTATATGCTTCGGCCTGTTCCGAATGACTTTCCCACATCAGGCGCAAGGCATCACTACGGTTGTTTCCCTGTATTACTTCACCACGTTCGTTTACGGTCGGCGCACCGGTGTAAGCGGTAATACTTGATGTGATTTCTTCCGGACGAATGTTCTCGGCGATTTTCCGTGCAGACAATACGCTTGCTTCGTCATTGCGTTCCTTTGGTTGCGCTTCATCAATAAAATGCAGAGGATTGCGCACACCTTGTATATGACTCGGTTGCAACAATGACGCATCAATCACGGTCACATTGCCAGGAACCACTACATCATTGCTGAATTTCACGTTCACCTCTTTACCTTGTACAGCCTGTAATGGTCCTTGTCTGTCAACCTTATGGCCGTTTACACGTCTATATCCTCTTGCACGGGCATCTTTGGGAACATCTTCCACTATATCGGGAACTCCGTTAAGTGCTTCACGTTCCTTGCGTTCTGCTTCCTCACGCTCTGCACGCAATTTTTCTTCTTCCGCCTTGCGCAATGCGGTAGCTTCATCGGCAATACGTCTGCGCTCTGCATCTGCTTCCATTTTTCTGCGGTTGGCAGTGCCGGCTATCTTTTGCCAAATGGACAATTCCTGTTTGGCTGCATCAATCGCCGCCTTGCGTTCTTTCTCTGCTACAATCTTCTCTGCAATAGTGTTTCCACCGGCAGATTTCGTTTTCTCGATTTTCTTCAATGCTGCTTCTTTGTCCGCAACCATTCCGTTAGCCACGGACTGGGCCATAGCTTCGTCTCCCTCTGTCTGCTCAACAATGGCATCCCAAGCAAGGTCGGGAGTTTCCGCCTGCTCATAGATAGGATTACCTTGTTCATCTTTGGGGATTCGTTCTAATGCAGACACTTGCAACTGCTGTTCCTCCAGAGAACTTGCTGCCACTTCCGAATTATCATTCACACTTGAATTGGCAATCTCAACAGGTTGCCAATTGTGTTCTATCAGCATGGAATCAAGCTCTTCACGGGTAAACATATTCACACGCTTACCATTCAAGGCATCTTCCGTATAAACTTCATATAGTCCATCGGCATCCACATCGGCGGTGATGTTACCACGAATACCTATACCATTTTCATCACGGAGCGTCACAAGGTCATTCATTGCATATTGCGGTCGGTCTGCTTCCTGCTCTTCCTGCTGCAAAGCAAAGTTTTCTTCAGCTCTCTGTTGCTCAAACTCTGCGATTCGTGCAATGTTAGATGCGTCCACAAACTGTTGGATAGCCTCTTTTGCTATAGGGAATACATTTGTTCCGTCTGTCACATTGATAGTTCCGTCGCCATTGTCTATGATTCCGTTCTCATCTGAAACTATTGTGACCTGTATTTGCGAACCGCCTTCACCGGCAATGGTATAGGTTTCGCCCGGATTGAATGTGACAACACCATCAATCTTATCCGCAGCTTCACGTGCAAATTGTTCTCTGATAGATTGTGCAACCAACTCCTTCTGCTCGTATGGGTCTTGTACATCATCAATAGACAATATAGCATCGGGAGATACTTGTTCAAGCCCACCTGTGTCCGCATCACGAACAATGATGCTATTGTCAGAATCAGTCACACTTACACCGCTACCATCTGCATATGGTACAAGAGTCCCACTAAGAACATACACCTTGCGTTCATCCTGCTTCATGGTTGCCCCCTGTATCATACCTGTCTTGCGGTTCACACGTGCATCTATCATCGAATTGCTCTGTTCCACCCGCCCGTCTATATCATCACGTACACGTTGAATCATGCCATTGTAAACCTGCTTGGCATTGATATAGTCGATAACAGAAGACTTATCCTCATCACTCCATTGCTCATTCCCGTTCACAAACTCCAATGCGGCAATCGGATTCTCTTCAATCATCGCAAACATATTCTCATCTGCAAGGTCTGCCACTTGTGTTCGATGGTATTCGTACAGGTTCTTCGCATCGTTCATTTCCTGCGAGGAAGTGACGTTGTATCCGTCAAGATAACTGTCATTTGCCTGTTGTTCGCTTTCACTTTGAACACCGCCACGGGACCGGGCCATAGAAGCAAGATTGAATCCACGCAAATTCAACGAACGTTCCATATAATTCAGTACGGCTGCTTTCTCATCAGCGGTAAAATCTTTATCACCGGCAACAAGTTCCGCAACTTCACCGATATTCTCATTGGTAGTAAGGTCAAGTGTTGCCTTCAACGGCTCCCATACTTCTTTACCAAGTAATTCATTCACTTTTGCATCTGCTTTGTTCACGCCATGCTTCATGGATGCATAATTTGCGGCAGACAAGGTATGTTTTCCTGCCCCCATCAACCCCATAGAGAGTGCCATTCCACCCCAAATATCACCGTGAAATTGTCCAGTTGCAAATAAGTTAGTACGTGTGCCGTCCGGATTCTGCTGATAAGCATCATCAAGACTAAGCATTGTGCGCCACAATTGACCGTAGTATTCTTCAGATACTTCACCAACATAATCACTGACACCCATTTTATTGAACATCTGATGAGTTTGTCCCATTATGCTATTCAATGCACCGGCATCTGCCTTTGAGAGTACACCTCCCAATCGCTTTGCCCCTAGAACATTAGCGAGTTTACTCATATTACCAAGTGTAAAAATAGGATCAAGGTGCGCACCGAACATTTCCGAATAATTCTCAATGATAGCATTGGCTTCACCTTGCCATATTGCACTTCCCCAGGTCTTATCATTGGAGAAATCATAGTTACCGTTTTCATCAACAACCACGTCACCTAGCTTCCGGTCAATGATGTCAGAGACCGTTTTTCCTGCCTGTATGGTGTTTGTCATCGCCGGAGCACGTACAAGCAAATCATCTGCGGTTGTCCCAAGTGCTTTGATAGTCCAATCTGCTGCGTACTGTCCTAACCCTCTGACACCATTCTCTTTAACATAGGATTTAAATCCCTGTTGAGCCATTTTTTCAGCCGTTTCTTTACCTATGACCTTTGCGGCGACTTTAGTGCTTCCTTTTGAGAATGTAGACAAACCATTGAATCCGCCACCAGTCAAAATGAAATCCAACATAAATGAAGGCATATATCCAGTCATGACACCGGCTCTGTTCCAAAAGTCGGCATTTCCACCGTATCTTTCCTCTGCCTGTTGTTTCTCATGGATTGCACCCATCATCATATCATGGGATTCACGCTCGCCCTCTGTGGCATTATCACCTTTGAGTTTGTCGGCATTCATCATGGTCATGGCATCCGCCATATCACCCATACCGAAATCCCACGTGCGTACATCACCCATAGTACGACCAAAACCACGCCAAAAGCCTACATCAACCCCATTTTCACGGTCTTTCTGTTCTTCAAGGTTCTTGATGAGCTCTTCTGTTTCTCTAATGGCTACTCTCAATGCGCTGTTTTCCTTGTCTGATTGCTGGCGCGGTGTGTAAGTGGCTGCTCCCAATATGGCAGCGAGCGGCGCTTTGTTCTTTTCCGTTTCTTCTACCCATTCCTTATGCACTTCGGAGGCTCTTTCCGCTTGCTTAGCTTTTAACTCCTGCAAACGGAGATTAGCCTTGCGTAACTGTCCGCCGATTGACATATCGGCAGCTTGTCGGTACCGGAAACTCTCGATGTCAGCAAGAGGTTTACTAGTAGTCTTGTTACCAAGTGGAGTAATATATGTTTTTTCCAGTTTCCCATTTTCAGGATTAAACTGCATTTTACCCTCTTTAGTTTGCAATCCGGGATTCAACCCGTATTCTTGTATATTATCTACACGTTCATTTGCGTCTTGTATCTGTGTTTCCACATTCTGCATCATACGGTTTGTACTAGCAATCATCTCTGCTTTTTCTTGTTCGGTAGGTTGCCACGCCTGTTCTGTTTGTACAGCAGGCTCCGGTGCAGGTGTTTGAATCTTTCCGAAACCTATATTATTCTCAAACTCTTCAAACGGTTCCATCTCATAACCTTCTTTCACTAGAGCATCATAAGCTGCCTTGCGTTTTGTAGAATCCGATAAGTTCTTGCGGAAATCTTCTTCACTCTCCATATCGTAACCATCAGAAACAAACGTGTCGTATAGTTTCTTTATTTTATCCTCATTTTCAGGCATAATGTTTCATTTATGATGTTGGACTTTTCTTTTTATTACTACTGTTATCTCCAGCTGTTGGACTTTTCTTCTTATTCGATGCCGTTTCAACTTCACCGGCAAGTTGGCTGATAGGTTTTGGAGTAGAGACATTCTTTTCTTTTGCCCCCATTACATCATTTTCTGTGGTTTTCACATATTGGTGAGTCTTAATACCTAACCGTTTAGCCTCACGCTGCACCGCTCTCTCATAATCTTCTTTCGTATCATAGTAAGTGGTCTTACCATCAATAGTAAGTGTCATCCTTTTCTTATTGCCGCCACTACCACCACGGTTATAATACCCAGCTCTAGCATTGGATGCGGAAGCAGAAGCTTTTGAAGCGCCCGCTTTAGCCTTTTCAGTTTCAAGTCTAGCCTTTGCAAGATCATCAGCATATTCGGCCTCCACTCTTTTACGTTCTGCATCAGCTTCGGCTGCTGATATTTTATTGTTTTGGAGCTTAACGTTGAGATCAAATATCTGGTTATCTCGTTTTTCCTTTGCGTCCGCAATGGCATCGGCTCTTTTCTCGCGTGCTAACTGATGTCTCCAATTACGATCATCTCTCGCTTTGACATCATCAGCCTGCATAGCACCGAACAGGCCGCTCAAATAAGCCCGGGCATTCTCATTACGTTCTTTCATTAATCGATCATACCTAACCTGTAACCTTTCCGAAGCTGTGTTTTTTCCACTATACATATTCGGTGCACCCTGTGTTGTAAAGTACAGATTGGAGAGAGCAGATATGCCATCACCAATTGCAGCAAAAATTTGGTCACGTTTCTGCTTTTTCTTCTCTTTAGCAAGTTCTTCGTCGGTCGGTGGAGTATAAGGATTAAGTTTCTTGAACAGTTCAGCATATGAAAGGGCACCACCGTCCGAGCCTTCTTGCTTGGTCGGAGGGGGCGGTGTAGTAGTTGTGTCAGGTTTAGGTGCGGTAACAACAGGAGCCGTAGCCGCTTTTTGTTCCACCCATTCCTGTGTACCCTTTACAGGTGGAGGTGCAGAAGAACCGTCTTGTTGCTGTTCATGCCATTCTTTAGAACCTTTCGGAAAAGGTGTGCCACCTCCATTGCCTAATATATCATCATATGTCGCCATAAGTTACCTCCACACATTAAAATGGCATTTTGCTTGCCGCACTCGTTACTCCTTGTACGGCTCCGGCTATCGCTTCTGCCTTACCTTTTTCTAACTGATTGAGTTGCTCAACAAAAGCATTGTCATTCTGCATATAGGTGGCCTCGATGTTGTCTTTGCGCGCATCCGCCTGTGCTGCAATCTGTGATGTTGCATCAGCAAGAGCCTTGCTATTCGCTTCTTTTGTAGCTGCTACACTTTCATCAGTACCGCCCATTACAGCCTGTATACCAGCTGCCTGCTTATTACGGTTCTTGATACTCTCTTCCGTCTGCGTGAGAATACGTTGCGCATCGGCTCGTTGCGTATAATCCTCATTGTACCTGCGATCATACCAATTTTGGTTCTTCTGTCGCTGCGCCTCAACGTTGCTCTTAATTTTCTTCATTGCTTTCGATGCAGAGATACCGCCAAATATGCTACCTGCCGCTCCTATAGCACTTCCTATTAATCCCATAAAACCTTTGTTTTAATTATTAAAAGTTATACCTCATTTGCGAAAGTAAGCCCTTATCTTCGCAACATCATTTTATCTTTTTACACTAATAATCATTATGGTATGGCAAAAGGGAAAAAGACAGGAGGACGACAAAAAGGAACACCTAACAAAATAACAGCATTGGCCAAAGGCATGATTGAAAAATGGCTTGAAACTCACAATACGATACCTGAAGGGGATATGGCACCGCTAATAATGCAAGACTTTTTAGAACTTGATCCTAAAGACCGAGTGAAGGTTTCTATGGAGTTCATTAAAATAATTATGCCGAGAAACATCAGCATTGATGATAACGAAATTCACCTTACCATTGAAGATAAGTTGGTCGAACTTGCTGGGGATGAAGAGGACGACGAAGAATAATCTACTTCTCTCTACTTTAGACGCGAGGAGTTGCTTACCCTTAGGGGTAATATAATACAGTTTTGCTTGAAAGCGATATCCGAAAGGATGTCGCTTTTCTTCATAAAAACAAAAACCTACAAAGAAAAAGTTCCTTGTAGGTTCGAAAAAATCAGAAGCCCTTTCCTTTCTGCCGCTGATATACTACCGTCTGATTCTTATCAAGATTGACGATTTTAAACATCACCATAGAACGGTTAGGAATATCTTCGGGTAACATTGTCACAAGTCGTGCTATAACATCGTCCACGTTGTTGAATCCTACATCAGTCAACTCTGCAACTTTCTGCCCATTGTGGTAAGCCGCCCCATTTACCATATATCGGAATGATAATCTAAAATGCGTATCTTCCTGCTTCTGCTCGCGAACAGATGTCTTACCGGAGAAGAAAATGAAATCAACCACTTTCTCGTTTAATTCCCAAGCAGGAGAATAATCAATCTTTATATAGCCCCGTGTTACCTTATGTCCAGCAGCATGATTCATCGCAAATGCAACCTCATCAATTGAAGCTCTCACGTCATTCTGTGCCACAGTACCCCACGTGTGCCGGAATGTATAGACCGAATACCGTTCTTCTTTTGCCATTCCCATGGCCTCACATATTTGCCTAATTCCACTGTTAACATTGGAACCAAAACTGTCAGATGTTGTCATACGCTGATAAAAATTGAACAGACGATCGTCATCCTCCTTCGTATTGAGATATTTATCGAAGAGCGGTTGAATAATTGCCGGCACGCGCATTTCCATATATGCACCGTCGGCACGAAACCTCTTTGTCTTGGCACGCTGATAGTGAATAATGCTGTTCCGATAATCCTGCTTTTTCAAATTGTATAGATCAACTGTGTTGATTCCTGCCAAACAAAGCACCATCATGGCTATATCACGTCCGAACTCCGTCTGTGGATATTTCATCTTACTTTCCGGCAGAGGAAATGAAAAGAATTCCCGACACGCTTCGGGTGTAATGGCAAGTTTTTCTGCACGATCTGCCGAAGGAATCTCCACTTTCACCCATGGATTAGTCTTTATACGAATAATCCCATTATCATAGTCGTTATACTCCAGAATAGCAGCTTTAAATACTTGTCGCATACAGATAGGATACATCTCCTTAGCTCGGTGTGTCTGTTCAAGCGACTTAATCCACCTATTCATCAAGTGCGATGTAAGGTGTGAGAACATTATCTGCGTTGTTCCTAAAAAACGCTCTAGATGTTGCAATGCCAGCTGATAGTTCTTAGCATTACGTTGTTGACCGTTGTCAATCATTCGGTTGATATGCTTTCGTGCATAATCTGAAAAACAAACGTCATCATTCCCACTTGCAAGAAACTCGACTACTTCCTTGACTGTCCAATGCTCGATATTTTTGCTATTAAGCCTCTCCGTATACTCCAATATTCTCTGCGAACAGAATTGCAAAACATACGGGTCTTTAATCTCATTAGTTTTGGTGAGTTCCTTCTTCGTCACCATCTTGTCTGTCTTAATGAACGCAGAGCTTCGATGATGAGTCACCCGGATATACACCGGATAAAATCCGTCAGCCCGTGCCGTTCTCACTACTGCTTTCAATGTTGCCAT